AAATGGGAGTTAATAACTAATAACTCTGTAACTTGGACACAAATAGCGGCTTAATATGGCATTAATACCTTTAGACTTACCACCGGGGCAATACAGAAACGGTACTGATTTTGATGCTTCTAACAGATGGAGAGATGCAAGTCTTGTTAGATGGCTTGATGGCTCTTTACGACCAGTAGGTGGATGGACTAGTAGAAAAACAAGTGCCTTTGCATCAGCACCTAGAGCAATGATTTCTTGGCTTGACAATTCAAGCGATTCATATTTAGCAGGTGGCACATACAACAAACTTTATTATGTAAATCCTTCAAGCACAGTTTACGATATAACACCATCAGGACTAACATCAGGTAATTTAAATGGCTCACTAAATCTTGGTTATGGTGGTGGATTTTATGGTGCAGGTAACTGGAGTTCAGCACCAACAAGCTCAGGTGTTTACCAAGAAGCTACGACTTGGTCATTAGATACATGGGGTGAATACCTTATGGCATGTTCATCTAAAGATGGCAAAATATACGAATGGCAACTAAACACAGGTGTTGTCGCACAAGTAGTTGCTAATGCACCAGTTGATAATAAAGGCTTAGTTGTTACAGAAGAACGATTTGTGTTTGCACTTGGTGCAGGTGGCAATCCTAGAAAAATAGCATGGTGTGACCAAGAAAACAATACGTCATGGACAGCATCAGCAACAAACCAAGCAGGTGACTTTGAGTTACAGACAGTTGGTCAAATTATGTGTGGATTACGCATGAGAGGTAGAACATTAATTCTTACAGACAATGATGCACACGTTGCACAATATTCAGGCTCACCTTTTGTATATGGTTTTGAAAGAGTTGGTACAGCTTGTGGAGTAGCATCAAGAAAAGGAGCTGTAGCAATTGATGAAGGTGCATTTTGGATGGGTAAAGGTGGTTTCTTTACTTTTGATGGTTCAGTTGCAAGTGAAATACCTTGTGAAGTATCTGACTATGTATTTGATGATATGAACCCTGCACAAATAACTAAAGTATACGCTGTACACAACTCACAACATGGTGAAATATGGTGGTTTTATCCATCAAGTGCATCAACGGAGAACGACAGATATGTGGCATTAGACTATAAAGAAGGTCATTGGACAACTGGTGAATTAGACAGAACAGCAGGTGTTGACCAAGGTGTATTTAAAAACCCTATATGGGCAGATGCTAGTGGTAATCTATACAATCAAGAAACAGGTTACACACATGGCACAACAAAACCTTACGCTGAGTCAGGCTCAATTAGTTTAGGCAATGGTGATAGCATAATGAAAGTTACACAGCTTATACCTGACGAAAAAACACAAGGACAGGTAGAAGTTACATTTAAGACACGTTTCTATCCTAATGATACTGAGACCTCACATGGTGCATTCACTCTTGTAAATCCTACAGATGTTCGCTTTCAAGGTAGACAAGTGCGTATCAAAGTACAAGGCACAGGAAATGAAAACTGGCGTTCAGGTGTTATGCGTATAGAAGCTAATGCAGGAGGTAGACGATGAGTGTTGCAAATCCACCACCACCATTAGGAAATGATTGGAAACCTTGGGGTGAAAGACTTAATGCGTTTATAACCACTACAAGAAACAAATTACAATTTTATAATTCAGATAGTAAAGCTACACAAGATGGCATTATTATGTGGGATGAAGCACAGGATTGCCCTGTAGTTTCTAAAAATGGAGCGTGGATTAGGATAAAATTAGACCCATGAATATAACAGAAGAATTAATGCGTGGTAAAGCTTGGATAGAGTCAGCACTAAAAAAAGGTGGTGAAACGCATGACTTTAAAGACATTGTAGATGGTGTGTTAAGTGGACACATGCAACTATGGATGGGTGCAAACGGATGTGCAGTAACTGAAGTAATCGTGTATCCTAATAAGAAAGTGCTTCATGTATTCTTAGCAGGTGGTGATAAAGGCTATGGAATTAAACAAATTACGGACATGCATGATGATGCAATGGCATGGGGTAAAGAACAAGGCTGTGATGGGATGACAGTAGCAGGACGTAAAGGTTGGAAAAAAGTCCTTCAGTCTAAAGGTTGGACAGAACAGTTCACAACATTATTAAAGGAGTTTTGACATGAGTGGTGGCGGTGGAAAAGGTGGTAGCAAAACGCAAGAGACAACGATTCCTGCTTGGATTCGTGACCCTGCAATAAGAAATTTACAACGTGCTGAAGATGTACAAAGAATTGAGTACATGCCATATTATGGAGCAGAAGTTGCGGCTTTTAATCCAATGCAAAATGCGGCTATGAATAACAACATAGCGACAGCACAAGCTTTTGGTTTACTTGACCCTAATAGTACATTAACAGCTACAACAGGTATGCCAACACCAACAGATTTTGATGGTTTTAGTGGATATAGTTCACAACCTATGTATGAAACAGCTTTAGCAGAACTTAAAGCTAAACAACCTGATGCTGTAGCTCAGTACGATGCATTGTTTGGTGCTGATGTACCAACTACACAATCGACAGGTCAAGGTGGTTTTAAAGGTAGTGCTAATTTTAGCTTTGGTGGTGGCGGCAATCAAGGCATAGATGCTAACACAATGATGGCTAGTGGTTCACCAAATGGTAGAGGTTACACACCAAGCAACCCAAATTATCGAGGTGGTGGTGGTGCGGCACGAGCAAGACAAATAGCTAGAGAAAACCCTGCAATGGATGACACAGCAGATATAGAAGCAGGTATGCGTGGAGGTTTAAGCAGTAGATTAGATAGTAAAGGTGCTACACCTGCACGTACTAGTGGTGGCAGTTTTTATGGAAATCCAAACATGGGAAAGTAAGTGGGGGTACAAATGATGCCCCAGTACAATTTATAGAGTCAGCAGGAGATGCACCGAATTTAGAGACAAAATATAATGCAAATCCACATAGCAACGTTTTTTACGATAGTTATTACCGAAACATTAGATAGGAGATAAAGATGGCGAACCAAGGATTGCCCGGAGGTCAAACAACACCACCAAATATTAATAGCCTTGCGGCTCAAGGTATACAAGGTGCAGGTATGGGAACTGCGGCAGGAATGGCTTACGCACCTAGTCAGGTAAACGTAGCAGGACAAAGTGCAACAGTAACACCACAAACTCTCGCTAGTACAGATTTAAATCCTTACATGAACCCATATAATGATGCAGTAATTAAAGCTAATGAAGCTGACATATTACGTGGTGCTAATATTGGTATGGGTCAATTGCAAGGTCAAGCACAAGCCGCAAATGCATATGGTGGTAGTAGGCATGGTGTTGCAATGGGTGACATAGGTAGAGAGACACTAAGTCAATTAGCAAAATCATCAGCAGGTTTAAGACAGGCAGGGTATGGCAATGCACAACAAGCGGCATTACAAGATATTGGCAATAACTTTCAAGGTCAACTAGCTAATCAACAAGCCGGAATGGGTGACATATCTAATCAACTACAAGCTAGTTTAGCAAATCAATCAGCAGGACTACAAGGTGCTAACCAAAGATTAGGAGCGGCAGGTCAATTAGCTGATATATCTAACTTAGGTTTTGGTATGGGTCAAACTGTTAATAACAACTTAGCACAACAAGGTGCTATGCAACAAGCATTACAACAAGCAGTATTTGATGCGGCACAAGCTAAGTATCAAGGATATGTTAATCATCCTGCTCAAGGTCTTAGTTATTTAAATGCCGCTTTAGGAGTCACTCCAACAACACCACAGACTACAACAACAACTAAACAACCGGGTCTGTTTGATTACCTATCACTAGGAGCTAGTGGTTACACAGGAGGCTAAAAAATGAGTTTAGGTTTAGGTCAAATATTAGGAATGGGGTTATTGAGCCAGTTTATGGGCGGTGGTAAAGGACTTTTAAATGCTAAAGAACCTCAACAACCTACGCAAACAGCAAGTAACAATACTAATCAAGGTTTTGGTGGTGTAGGGGGAATAGTGAGTGGTGTAAGCAATCAATTATTTCAAGGAATGAGCCAAGAACAAGTAGCACGTCTTGGTATTGGTTTTAACTCTATGCGTTTAGAGCCTGATGCTAATTTAGCAAAATCATTTCAATCAACTATAGATACATCTGCTAAAGCTAAAAATTTAAATGGTACTGTCCAAGCACTTATAAAAATGGGTAAACCAAACTTAGCAGGATTTGTTGAAAGTGGTGCTATGGATGGTACAGAAGCTATGAAATTAGCAATTAAGGACATTGACCAAGTTAATGACTCTAAAGGTGTTATGGCAATGCTTCAATCTAAAGTTGCTCAATATCCTGCGTTTAACGATTTAATAACATATCTTAAAGTTGCTCCTGAAAAAGCTACTGAAATATCAGCATTAGCAATGAAAGAAATGGGAGTTGGTGTTACAGATTTCACAATAAGTTCTAGTCCAATACAAGTTGACCAAGAAACAGGGCAACAATACAAAATTGTTACAGACCCTAATAAGCCTGTTGGTAAAAGAATATTTAGAGTTGATGTTGATGGTGCAAAAGGTCTTACAGATAAAGAAAAAGAAGAAATGCGAGTTGGTGTTGAGGATAAAGCTGAAGACGTTAGACGAGCTAGAGATTATAGTGCAAAAGCATTTGAAGAAGGTCGTGGAGCTGTTCTTTCTATTGAACAATACAATCAAGCTTTAGATTTATTAATTGACAGACATACTGGTGAATTAAACGCTGATACAGTTACAGGTTGGTTTCAAAACCAACTTATGCCTAATATGACAGCCGAACAAGCACAGTTAGGAAGCATTGCTAACATGATGGGTATTAGTGTAATTAACATGGCTACATTTGGCGCTTTATCTGAAAGAGAAATGGCTATGGCTATGGCTACAAATTTAGATAGAGATTTAACTGGTGACCAATTAGTTAGACAAATTAAAATGCAAATTGAAGCTCGAACTAAATTAGCAAACGAGTTATTTGGAGTTGCTTCAGATTTAAATAGATTAGGCTCTCATAGTGAATGGCAAGTTGGTTACATGGAAGACCAAAAACTTGGCTTTGATTCTAGATTTAATGCTTTACCTAAAGATATTGCAAATGACATACAACAAAGTTTTAGTGGTATGGTTGACGAGTTTGGCAGACCTATTGATGGTGCAGGTTTGTGGTTTGGTAAAAACATTAACGAAAGAATGCAGTTTTTAGCTTTGTATGATGATATGACAGAAAACAAGTTTTATAAAATACTTGGTAAAACCAACACAACACAAAATGCATGGAAAAAATATAGAGGTAACTAATGGCTTTAAATGAACAGCAAAAATTATTGTTGATGGGAAATGGCACAGAAACTGATGTTGAAAATATTTCTAATGCATCATCTATAAATGCTGAACAAATAGCTATATTGCAAGGTAACAAAACGTTTGTAGATGAAAGCACATCAGCACCTGTAAAAAAAGAAAAAGGAAGAATGTTTGCACAAGGTCTAACTTTTGGTTTTGCAGATGAAATAGAGGGTTTTTTGAGTTCTAGAATTAATGATGGAGTTACATACGAACAAGCAAGAGATGAGGCACGTGAAAAAATAGCATTGTATGCTCAAGCTCATCCGGGCGAAGCTTTATCTTTAGAACTTGCAGGGTCTGTAGCACCAACTATATTGTCTGTTTTTGGTGGACTACCTGCTTGGAAAGCCTCTGTTGGTAATTTGTTTAGAATGTCTCGTAGTATATTTAAATCAGGCTCAAAAGGAGCAAAACAATCTTTAGGCACAAGTATGAACCGAGCAGGTATAAGTACAGGTGTTTACAGCGTAGGTGTAAGTGACGATGAATTATCATTAAAAGACCCCGGCTCAATTTTAGATATGGGCAAAGATTTTGGACAAGGTTATGTATTAGGCGCACCAATTGCAGGAGCTTTTGGTTTAGCAGGTAATGTGGCTAGTAAAATGTCAACAGGTTCAATAGAGGGAATAGCAGATACTGTGTTAAAAATATTTGCAAAGTTTGATAAAAAGAAAAACACAAAAATAGAAAAAGGAGTGAGACAGGAATTAGCTAAATTAGAAAGTAAAACTGGTTTATCTAATGATGAAATTATTCAAGAAATTGCAAATGGCGGCATAATATCTGAAAATATTTCTCTCAACAGCTATATAAAAAATTTAGTGGCAGACCATGGAATAGCTAAAAAGAATTTAGAAACAACAGTTAAAGGTGCTGAGAAAAAAATTAATTTACAAACTGGAGAGACTATTTCAGAACGTATTCCGGGTAGACCTGAAATAACAAGAACAGATTTAAAAGATACAATGCAAAAATCAATTGATAGAGGCGGCATAGAAGAAAATCTTATTAAATTATACAAAAAAACAGATGATGAATTTACATTAGACGAAACTGCAAAATATAATTCAATATTTAAAAACCCAAAAAACAATAGAGAATTAGATGGTGAGATGACTGATACACTATTAGAGTCTATAAGAAAATTTGATGGTGGAGCAGATACAATAAATAAAATGAATGCAGGGTCTGACATCAAGAAAAAATTGTTTTATGAATTAGATGATGATGGTCTACCAGTATTAACTAGACAACCAACAATACATGATGCGGAAATTGTATATAGGTCGTTAAGAAATGAAAAAGATAGACTTTTTAGAGCAGGTGAAAAAGATTTATATCAAGTAGCTAAATCTAACATGGCTAATTTAAAATCTAAGTTAGATAAATTTACGCCTGAACTTAAAGCAATTAGAAAAGGTGCATCAGATTTACGTACTACAAGAGAAGCTTATATTGTAGGACAAAGAATTTTAGGTA